GATGTTTCTCAATTCAGCTTTTCTAGCCTCGATTTCTTGCAGTCGTTTTTGAATATTCACCGCGATCACTCCTTCACAAGTAAGTTTTCAGGATCAGCGCTTTCCGCCGTCTCGCAGCAGCCTCCGCCGCCTGGCGCTCGGCCTCCGCCTGCGCCGCAAAGTATGATCTGGCGCTGATGTATGTTGAATCATAAGCAGGGATGTCTACCGCGGATACATCCCAGATTCTCTTGAATCGCTTAATAACTCTGGTGCGGGATTCCTTGTCATAGGAATCCTCATCGACAGTAAAAGCAAAACTCATCTTATCGACGTCTCCACGTCGGATAAGCTCATACAAATCCCTGCCCGCGGTTGTGTTCGCCAGACGAGCACGGACGAGTAAACCCTGATCATCGGGAATTAACTCCAGAGTTTTGTTGCGCGTTCGCGCCATGATCATCAGATGATCAGAGTGATTATATTTAAAAGGCACATCCCGCAAATCGGCCCCATCCAGGGCCCCGCGCTGGATGACCTCATAATATTTGACGCCATCAATTTCATACATAACTGTTGGGCTATCATAGACGATTGCCCGGCCCTCAACAATCATTTCCTCCTGATCACCAACTGCTCGGATTTCCATGTGCCGATATTCTCGCTTTACCTTGGCAGTCATCTTCCGCTCATCACCTCCTTCATCGGATCTAAGTTGCGACATACAAACAGCAAAGCGCTGCTTTTCGTCCGGAAAATCCTCCATCATGGTTTCATTGGACATGCAGCGCTGGATAAACTCCTCTTCTGTTTCGCCTTCACGTGGTTTCGGAATCGGCATCATCTTCACCTTCCGATTTTACTTGCTCTGTCTGCACTTCTGCGGTATCCAATCGCCGAATTGGCACGTCGCCACCTTCAATCGGCGCCATATTCATGGCCGCCCTCCACTCATTCGGAGTCATTGCTCCGCGATCTACCATCTCACGAAGGTTTAATTTGGTTGTCATACTGGCGTATTGAAGACGATTCGACTCAAAGATAATCATATTTCCAAAACCGCGCTCGCGNTCGGTGAATACCTTAGCCGTCAACTCCATCGAAAGTTGAAGCGCAATCGGCTCAATAACTGATTCATAGAAGGCATTCCATTGGTCTTCGGTGTATTGCGATTTGACAATGCTTTCATTCACTCCAAAGTAGGAGTAAACCTTGTCTTTGATCTGCGCCATCTGCTTATCATCGATCATCTTTGGATCGCTATTCAGCGGGATGTAATCCATTTTTGCGTCCGTCGCGGCCACTCCACCATTGTTCGATATGTCCATGTATTCTTTGACAAACTCATCCCGTTGTTTTTTCATGTCCTCTCTCTTGAGCATCGCGGTAAACTTCAGGATCCCCCGGAGGAAAGCAGAGGATTTGACCGCGTTTGCGATTCCTTGATCGGTTGTGGCGATCAATTCCAGTGTCGGCGTTAGGGCCTTATCCGATGTTTCGCCAAAGAGGTCATTCCGATAGAAAAACCGCCGCAGATGGGCCAATTGATCATATGGAAGCACCACCGATTGACCACCTAGAAAACGGAAACGGACGTTCGGGATTGATTGGCCCGCCGGCGGCTCCAAAAATTCAACCACTGATGCCGGAATTGGATAAAATCCCCGGATCATCTCGCCAGTTTCGTCCCAGTCGATGAAGATGAAAGCATTGTTCTGCAAATAAAGCAGTGTGACCACTTTATAAAGAAAATCATAGGCGCTCATGTAAGGGTTCGGACGAATGGAAAGCATTCTTTCGATGTAGGAATGTGTTTCTTGGATGCCGTCTTCGCTCATTCGAATATGCTTTGCTTTGAGTTTTGCAGCATTCCGCGCTATGGCATCAACCGCGGCCCGGACCACATCACTATCATAGGCATCGCCGTTGAACGGCTTAAATGTCGGATTGAATCCGTTCAGCATCCGCAATAATGTTTGTTGACGCTCACTCAAGCGTTTTTTCCCGAAAATCATTTCAAAGAGCGATCTTTTTTCACTCAAGCCATCACCCCCTTAAATGAGCGCCCGATAATCTTCCATGTGATTGAAAAGGACAGTATATGCAATAAGCAAAGAAACAGCGCCATCGATGCGCTGTCTCTGGTTTTGCCCTTTGATAGGTCTGATGTTGTCATTTTCGTCCCTTTTTATCGCTGTGTTTGTCAAGCACCATCTTAAGACCGGATTGTTGTTGTAATTGATCCTTTTGGCCTTGAGATCCGCGGCCAATTCCTTCATCGGTTGGCTTAAAGTCTTTGCCCCTTGTCGGACAATCTCCATATTAAAGCCATATTGATTCATCTCCTCCACCCAGTATGCGGCATTCCATGGATCGTAGCCGATCCACACTGGGTGGATTTTATACTCCTCGATCATCCGCAAAAACCAAGCCGTCACGTCGCTATACCGGATTTTGTTCCCCTCGCATAGCGTGATCAGCCCGCGCTCGTGCCAGCGGTCATAAGGGATTTTATCCTCCCTCACTCGCTTGTCTACTAGNTCGCTAGGCAGGAAATACTGCTGAAGACAATACTTTTTATCATCGCCAGGTTTCATAATAAGCAATGTTGCACAGGTCAAATCAGTGGTCGAAGATAGATCAACTCCGCCAACTGCATAAGTGTCGCGGATATCGTCCATGGTGAAAGTCTCTGGATTATCCACTTCATCAAAAGTNAGCCATGTACCCGCCACCGTGTCGCGGATGTTGAAATCCTTTGTGAGAACGGTGGGCAGGAAATCCGGGTCATTCTTCGCCCGCTCGACGTTNGCGGCTAATTCGTTATAATCCTTAATCGTTCCTAAACCAGGGTTCGCTTTCTCCCAGCATCTAAAATCAGTCCATTCACTGCGGTCATCCAATTCATAAATGAAAGCTAAAAACCGATCATCTTCTACCACACCGTCAAGAACGTCACACGCATAGCTGTAAATGGAATCAAAAATATTTTCGCGGACAAAACCCGCTGTAGTGATTATGTCGAGCAACGGCTGCTGTCGCGCCGTCATTGCTTGCTTGATGACATCATAAAGGTTTCTATCTTTAATGGCGTGCAGTTCATCGATAATGCCGTTATGGACGTTCAGGCCGTCAAGACTGTTACTATCGCTTGCCAAAGGCTCAAATTTGCTGAAGGTGACGGGGAAATAAAGATCGGTTTTCCTTTTCTTGATATGCTTCGACAATGCTGGAGATTGGGCCACCATGTTAACCGCTTCTGTAAAGACGATGCGGGCTTGATCTCTTTTGGTGGCCACGGAATAGACTTCCGCCCCTCCTTCACCATCGCCGATCATCATATATAAACCGGTTGCGGCTTTTTCGGTGCTCTTTCCGTTTTTCCGGCCAACAAGGGTAAAGACTTCCCGGGCCCGGCGCAGACCGGTTTCTTTATGAACGAAACCATAAACGGCTTGCAGTTTGGCCTTTTGGAAAAGTTCCAACCTTACCGGCTTCCCTATCCATTTGCCCTTCGAATGTTTGCAAAACTTTTCAATGAATTGGATAGGACGGGATGCTTTTTCTATATCAAAAACCCACGGGTCACGCGGGTTTTTGATCTCATCAACCAATTTTTTATATTGCTGTTTCAGCCGCTTACATGCTTGGATTTCCCCCGCTTCGATTTTGGCCCAATATTCAAGGATATAGTTCTTCATCGCGTAGCCCCTTTGATAAACTCCATGAGTTCATCCGCCGCAACCTGCTTTTGCTCTTCTGGCAAAAGGCTGAACATGGCTTTGCATACCGCGGTATAGTTACGGACCATGGTATTGTAGGTCTTCGCGGCGGGATGCTCGCGGAGTATTCGCTGGGATCCTTGCTCAAATAGTTCCACCGGGCCGTCAGTATTCATGATTTCCTGTAACTCTTCGAGGGTCACCCGCATGAAAGCGGCTTGGGAGATTAAACCCTCTGCCATTTTCTTCTTATCTTTCGATAAATCTTTCAATATCCTATTAAGTCTGGACTTTTCCCGCTTAATCCGTTTTTCTTTGTCTATTTTTTCCATGTGATCACCCCCTCTTTTCTGGCGCCTCGATCACCCTAGGAACCCCCCTCGTGTGAAAATTTTCGTTCCGGGG